TATATTTAAACATCCTGGAGAATCTTGAGCGGTACTTTCTGGAAAATTATAACCACAATATGTAAAACCAATATTAAATGGATAAAGTATATTTCTAAATCCTTCTGCATATTTATTGCTATTACCCATATTATGGCTCCGCGAAAAATGGTTGTTGAGAGGCTAAAAAGCCTCTACTATTAAGTAAATATCTATCAGCTCCATAAATAGACGCTTGGAGAGTTTCGTCTGTAAAATCAGATTTATAAAGTCTATACATAATTTCATAATTACTAACTACCGAATGTCCTCCAACAGTTAGTTCTCCATATCCTATTGGAACAGGACCTCCTTCTCCAGCGGTATTAACTGGACCATTAAATAAATATGATACAGGTCCACCACTTTCACCATCTCCCTGTATTGGATTTACCTGTTGAGCAGTAAATGGGACCGTTGGTGGTGGTTTTGATAAAAGTTGACTTGTGCCAGCCGCTATTAAACCAAGTCCTACTACAGCAAGAGTTATTCCTACTCCTACGTAAACTGTAGTGGCAGCTAAAGCTGCTCCTCCAGCAAAAAGTAAAGCTCCTAAACCGAAAAGCATCCATGAACCTTTTACTATTGGAACAATATCTATAGATTCAGCCTCGTCTTCAATATTTGCATATAATTCTGAATTGAATATATGTTTTTCAGAAATATTTCCAGTTAAATCTTGTGTCAAAAAATTTTTTTTATTTACTAACACTTGATATTCATAAGTTTCAATATTGCTTAAAAACCATTTTCTTAATTTTTTTGTATTAGCTTCGATAGCCCTCATAGCTTCTGCGACACTAGAAACTTCTAAATCCCAGGATTCGCCAATTTCTTCTGCAAGTATACCATGAAAATATATTTTCATAAATTATTCATCCTTAATCCAAATAAAATTTGGCTTTGTTTTTCAAAATAATTATCTATTCTAGATTTTGATAAAACTGTTTGATGTAGAATTTGATAGTTATCAATGTATAATCCATAATGACATGGATAATTATTCGTGTTAATAAGCAAGACTATATCATTTTCTTTTAAATCTTGGGTTTGTATTTCTTTAAAATTTTGAGAGTTAATAAAATTTTCTTTTGTTATAGAGGAAAGATCTGAAAAATGTAATTTTTTTTCAAATACATCGTATATTCTATTTATATTTATATTTTGATTTAATTCTTTGAAATAATAATTTTTGATTAATGTTAAACAATCGTTTTCTTTATATTTAAAATTTAAATTTAAATATTTTATATATTTTTTAGGATTATATATTTTAAATAAATCGCTTATGATTGAATATAAAATCATTGGTAGATTTAAATTATTAGCTGTAGATATATCTGTTTGGGAAAAAAAGTCTTGTTTAACTGGGTGGCTATGGTAAATATATAATATATTATATTCTTTTTTTATTTTTAAATAATCTGATGATGATATCCTAAAATTTATTGCAGGATTTTCATCTATATTTTTACATTTTAACATTTTAATTTCATTATTTTTTTCTACAATAAATCCACAAGTTTCTAATGGAAAATCTTTTAAAGATTGTTTTTTAATAGAATTTTTTATATCTTGAGTAATCATAATATTATACTTCTGGTTTGCTTACTCCTGGAAATCCACCAAATGGTAAAAAACCATTAAGATAATTACCATTTGCATCTTTTGGTATACCATGAGCATATTCTGCTGAAGGATCTTCTACTCCAGGTCTTCTTGGATAACAAAATGGATCATTTCTTAGTGTAGTTGGGTTATATACTCCAGTTTTCCAGTCTCTATTTATTTCAAGATTCTGATGGGGAAGTGGACCTAATTTTTCGTCACTAAATGGAGTAGCATCAGCAGTAATCCCTGGGTTTGCAATTAATATATTAGTAAGAGCCTGAGCGAATAACTTATCATAAGTTTGTTTATGTGTTTCTCCTCCTCTATTTACTGGCCAAAGCACTGGTCTAAATGCGGGATTTTTAAGCCATCTGTATCTGCAGCTTTCTATACTTTTTGAACATGCATCATTTAACCAAAAAATTTTGTTAGGTGGAGCATTAAAAATTGTTGAAGTATTATTGTTAATACAAACATAATAATATTTCAAACTATCTCTTTCAATAAAGACAAAATCTCCACTTTGATAATTTGCGTTTTCTACCCATGTTCCAGAATTTCCTAACTGTCCAGTTAATCTAAAAATTGCATTCCTATTTGCGTTATCTCCAGTATGAAATACGGCTTGTCCTGATTGTCCTATAAAAAGTTGTTCATTTTCTGTGGTTACTGGGGGCGCTGTTTGAAGACCTCTTATTGAAACTCCTGGATTTAATGTGTTTGCGTATATTCCGCTATGTAGAGAATTTAATCTAGAATCATATTCATAACAGCATCCTTCTCCTCTGTATTGAAAAGTACATTTTTTAGCTAAAATAGTTCTTCCTGGTAAATATAAATTTTCTAAATCTAAAACTGAATTTAATTGGTATTGTATAACATTTTTATCTTCATAAGATTTTCTATCTATATAAAATATATCTTTTGGGAGTTCTAATTCGTATAAAGCTTGCTCAGAATTATATGGATTAACCCCAGCGGTAAAATTAGATCCATGTAAGTATTTCAAAAAGGTTTTTATCCTTGTAAATTTTGCTCCAAGAATATCCCCTAAAGATTCAATGGACATTCTTAAATACTTATAAAAAGAATTTAAAGAATTATCTGGGCTTAAGCTTGAAATACTAAATTTAGGAGTGGGTAAAGTACCATTCGTGTTATATTCAAATCCTTCTGCTTGAATAGGTAATGGATAATAAAAATTATTTTTCCATATTATTTTTCCATTTGGATATATAGATAAATTGTATAAATTAAAATCATTATAAACTCTTAAAATACCATTATTTATTGGATTTCCTTGGCTATAATTATATTTGCTAGCTGAATTACTTGAAACATTCGATAAATCAATTTCGTAAAAAATAATTTGAGCAGAAGGTTGTAAAGAACTTATTTCTGTATTAAGCGATTTACTACCACTAACAATAAGATTATAAGTTTCTAAAGAGCTTGGCATAATTAAAAATTAAATAGGTACTTCCATAAATTTTACGTCAATTGCGTAATTGTTATAAGATATATAAGATGGTGACCATTCTGGACATATGAACCTAGTGTTTAAATTTGATGAAGATTTTGAAAAAATCGTTGGGATATTATATATAAAACTTTCTTGACCATTCCTTTCTTTTAAAAAATGAAGAATTGAAACTGTTTCGAGTTCTGAACGATTTTCAAACATTAAATTTATTTCAATTAGATTGCTATTAATTCCATCAGTTATTCTTTGTTCGTATCCATTTCCAAATTTATTTATTTTAATTTTTGGAGTATTTATAATTTTAGCATTATATGATGGTTTCCACCAAAAATTAGGTAGTAAATTTCCATTTAAAAGAATATATCCATCCCAATTAGTTTGTAGAGAACTTGTTGGTACCGTGTTGTTTTGTACAGCGGTCATATTTTTTATTGCATAAAAGAATTTATTTTGATAAGATACAATATCAAATTTATTCTCTGCTATCGCAGACCATGCTGGAATGCTATCATAAATACTTGCCATATACCTTTTACCTCCTATATTTTACACTTAAAAGAGGTGTAATTATAGTTAATGTTTAATGTATATACTATAGAAAATCAAAATTTTTATCTAAATGATTCTTTACTGTCTGGAATAAGAGGTTTTAGTGCTGGAATTGATGCTAAAATAACTCCTCAAATATCTGTAAATGATTCAATTAATTATACAAAAAATGGATTACCAATTGCTGTATTTGATTTGTCTTATGTATTAAGTGATAGTGATAGATTTTTGCAATATACAGGGCTTGATTCGTTCTCTGGCAAAGTTGAATATGGAGATAAATATGTAACATTTACAGACGGATATTTGACTAATTATTCTTTAAATTATAGGCTAGGAGAATATCCAATTGTTGATATAAAAGGAGTTATTTTTAATTGGCCAGCTTCTCAAATATCATTTGCTCCAAAACCAGTAAATTTAAATACATTTAATGTCGGAGATCCATGCTTTATTGATACAAATATAGAGACTTTTACTTTCGATCGAGTCCAATCATTTGGAATTAATATTGATGTAAGTCGTATACCTAATTATACTATTGGAAATTATTTACCAGATAATGTATATATTCAATATCCAATAAAGCAAGAACTGTCAACTGATGCTAGCGCGAGTAATTCAATATTTATTTCTTCTAACGCTTCTAATTTACCAAATTCAGGTTATATTAGTCCTACTAGTCAATATATATCAATAAAAAAATATCAATCTAATTCAAATTTAGTAACATTTAATTTCTCTCATGTTGCTAGCAATACTAATTCTTCATTGAGCAGCGATAATGAAGCGCAATACAATAACGCAAGAATATCTTATCTTCAACCATAATTTTTAGATTTTCAATACTATATATATTATAATATAGTAGATATGACATTTCAAGAACTACTTAATTCACCAGTATTTTTTAATACTTTCATAAAAAATGATACATTTTTCAATTCTCTTAAAGAAAAATTTCCAGAAATTTTAGCAGATCTTACTAGTTCAAGAAATAATCCAAATTGTTCTTGTAAGGGCAGGGTAAAAACTTATCTTCAATCTGTTATGCTTCGCGATCCAGATTATTTTAATAATCTTATAAATATTGAAGAAATTAAAAAATTAATAACAGAAAAATCAGAAGAAATTAAAAACTCTCAAACACCAAATGGGATAGCTAATCACATGGATAGGCATGCGCAAATTATGCAACAGAATATGTTTAAAAATAGTGGTGGAAAAATTTTTGAAATAAACAACACGCAAGAAGAATGGAAAAATCTCGCTAGACATCTGACAGAAAATAAAATATCTTTTAGATCTTTTTCAGTAGTTGAAAAACAAGACAAGTTAATTGTTTATTTTATTTAAATGTTTTATCAATTTATAGCTTACTTATTTATCTGTTTGGGAGTAACTTATGCTTGGAGCGATACTGAAATAGCTAGGCCTTTTCGTAATTTTATAGCTAATATACCATATATTCATAAACCCCTGCTTTGTCATGAATGCTCTAGTTTTTGGATATCTCTAGCTATTAGTTTTTTTATTAATCCTTTTGATTTATTAATTTATTCTTACTTTAGTAATATATTAAGCGCTTTTTGTGGATTTTTTATTAATCTTTATTTTGTAAGAAATCAATTGATAAAATATAAAGACTATTAATCTTTAATTTTCTTTATTCGATCTATTAGTTCAAATAATTTAACTTTGGGTATATCTGAGATAGAGGTTAAATTTTCTGCATTATCAAATTTATCTTTTATTAGTCTTTTCTTGAGCGAGTCAAAATTAATGCCTTTTTCTTTCATAACTTTTTCAAGCAATGATTGAGGAGAAGTTGGATTTTCATTTGTAGAGGAGGAGTCATCAAGAAGTTTTGCATCCCCTAATTCTTCTTGAGAAACAATATTAATCTTTAAGAAATTACGCACGCAACGAACGAATGCTCTATTTTCTGCTATTGCAGCTAAAAAGAATTTAGCAAAATTCTTTGTATTATTTAAAGTAGCATCTGCAAGAGATTCAAAAACTACTTCTTTCCCACCAGTTTCATAATTTGGTAACCAAGTAATTCTGCAGCTTGTAGCGAAATAACTTTCAGAAGCTGCTACGACTTTATACTCAACGCTGGTATAGCCTCTAATCTGAGCCAGCTCTTTAATTCCACCTAAAAGTATAAGAAGATCTTTATCTTGAAGTTTTGAAACATCTGTTTCCTGAGTCTTTTGTCTATTAGGCACGAGATGTTCAGTTTTAACCATTTTACGCCAATTGATTGTTCCATCATCATTAAATATATAATTTAAAGTTTGATCTTCAATCAAACCATATTGATTTCTAGTTACTAGCTTTGGTGGAGTAACTTGAGGTGTTGGAGTTAGAGTATTTTCGATCTGAATATCTAATCCTTTGTTTACAACATTCAATAGTTCCGAACTACCAATTGAAATAGTGTTTTCTTCTGATTTGATTTTAGGACTCATTTAGTAATGATACTATGGATTATATATTACGTCAACTTAAAAATATAGAAATTATCGGCTTCTTTCCAAAAATCTGGATCATCTACTACCTTATTATTATTTCCATTTATCCAATCATATTTTGACATGAATTTACCTTTTGATGAAAATAATGTTCTACAAGATTTATAATAAAGATTATTTACGTCTTCTATTTTAGTATCCTCTTTAGTTTTATGTTTTCTGTTAACTATTAAATTATAATCCATATAATTTAATTTAAAATTATTTAAAATTTCTTCTGGTAAAAATGATAAAAGTACATAATTTACAGAATTATTCTTTAATAGTTTAACAAAGTTAACATCGTTATCTTCTTCAACTATATAAATCAATTGATTTATATTATGCTTGTATTTTTCAATAATATCTTTTTTAATTGGTTTATTTGTAAAAACAATACTTTTTTTCGTTGAGATTATTGTTTCGAAAGCTTTTTCGTTAAAATGATAATCCATTCTTACAATTGGATTTTCTACTGGTATCGAGTTTGGATCTAAAATTTCATCTGGAATAATCTCAAAACTTTTAACATTAAAATCTGTACCAAAAAATATAGTTTCTGGTACATCATTGTATTTAATATTTAATAATTGCAAAATTGATTTAGCTATTTCTTCTGGTTTAATTGCGTCGATAGATTTTGGTGATTCTACTTGAGAGTAGGATGGTTTTTTATTTCCTACTCTTTCGTATCCTTTTAATAAAATATGTTTATTTTTATTTCCAAAATGTGGCCCAGCTACATTTGGATTACTTATGCTATAAATTGAGACTATGGGTTTATCAAAATACGAAGCTAAATGAACACAAAAACTATCTGCTCCAAAATGTAAAGTTGAATTTTCTATTACATAGGCTAATTGATTTATATTAGTTTGACCTAATAAATTAATAGATCCATTTAATGGTCTTTCATCTTGTGTGCCAACTTGAACGAGATGTATTTTTTCTTTAGATAAATATGGAAGTAGTATTTCTACGACTTCTTGCCAGTAAGAGTAATTTCTTGAATCATATGGAGTTTGGGCTTGAAGCGTTATATACTTACCTAAAGGTAATGGGAAAAATTTAGTATAAATAAAGGGTTTATCGATTTTCGAACCAGTATTTGTTGCGTATGTATCCAGAAGTCTCATTTATTTATGATATATTAACTTAATTGAAATTCTATTTTATCTAAACCATTATGTAAATAATTCAAATTTCTTTGAGTGCATGTATAAGGAAGATAGGCGATATCAAAATATCCATCGTGTTGATTATTTCCTTCTAGCCAAATTAAATTATCCATAATTGGATTATATTCTATCCATCTATGAACATATTGATTACCATCTAAGATATCTTTGTATTGAGGTTTAGTGGCTACATATAAACTATAATCTGGATATCTACTTTTAATGGATTTAAATAATGCGGTGCTTAAGAAGATATCGCCAGCACTTTCTGGCATAACATATATAACTCTACCTTTATCATTTGGATCAAGTAAATCTTCAAATTTAATTTGTTTTTTATCTTGAGTTTCTTTTAAAGCAACATTTCTAAAATAATTTTCAATATCCTGTCTTTTTGCGCCTTTTGATAATTCTGCCATCCAATATTGATGTCCAGAGTCATTACGATCAATATTTTTCATTTTTAATATATTATGATACATAGATATCAACCATTCTGCGTCGTCTACGATATTTGGAATTTGAAAATAAGGATCTTTTTCATTTTCGGAATCTTCTTTTATTTCACTCCAATCGATCAATTTTTGATTATCAATAAAATTCTCTATAGTCTTTCCAACATTAGTAATTGCAAAATTTTTAATAGCCCATTCTCTAGCTTTTTTGCCAATATCCTTTCTTTGATGAATTGGCATTTTATATACTATATTTAATTGTTTAGCAATTGACTCTGGAAGAGTTGACGCTTTAATAAATTCTGTTCCGTGCTCTCTGTATTCTACCCAATCTAGTGGTAATGAATTCGCCTCTGACTCGCACATTTCTTCTCCACAAGAATAGTTCGTAACTAATGTAATTAATTCGGTTAATTTTGCTTCTTGAATTGGAATTTCTTGTCCTCCGCTAGTAAATGGATGACAATAAACATCCATTAAATTGTATATTTCATTTAATTGAGACTCTGTAACTCCAATGCTAACGTTTGTTGTAGTTTGAGTTTTCTTTGATCCGCAAAATTTACAGTCTAAATCTTGTCCAGTAAAATTTTTAATTTCATAATTCCCGCAACTTTTACATATATAGGTCGTTAGTATTTCATTTTGATTTATTCCAGCTTCTGCTGCTAATTTATGAATATTCCATCCTTCTCCCCAATGGGTATGAAGCAATAAATACGTATTTTTAATTTGCGGATTATTTTTTTTCCATAAAGCATATCCCTGTAATAAGTTGGGAACACTTTTTCTTAATTGATTTCTAAATACAAATCCAATAATAAATGCATCTTGGGCAATATTATATTTTTTCCTAAGTTGATTTCTATCGAAATCTGATAAACGATAAAAATCTTTATCCTCTAAAGATCCATGAACAGTTTTTACATGACTATATCCAAGTTTATGAAGAGCTTTTGTAGCAAAATTACTCCAAATCCAATAATTTTTAATTTTTGGTGCATTCGTTATTGCTGATTGAAGAATAGGAAGAGAGTCTAATGTTGTCCAAATTACCGATGCAATTTTATTAAACCATGGTTTTTCAATAGCAAAATCTACTCCCCATATATCTTGTACAGCAAAATATACGTCTGGTTTTTCGTCATTAATAACTCTATCTAGGTAATGCGCTCCATAGCTTGCCATTCTTGCTAAATTCGGATCTTTATTTAACTGTTCTAATTCTTGCTGAACGTTCGGAAGTGAACCTACTGATTTCCACGGAGTCTTTTTGAATTCTGGATGATCATAAGTCATTCCGCAACAATAATGCACTAAATCATATTTATTTGTAGAATATAAATATTTAAGCAAAGTTCTAGCATTTCTACCGAAGCCCGTTTTAGCTAAGGCAAAGTCTGTTTGTATTAAAACTTTCTTTTTTCTTTCCATTACCAGAGTTCGCTATCTTCTTCTTGATTACTTTCGCTAACTTCTTTGGTTTCTTTTGTTGAATTTTTTGCTTTCTTAATAGCTTCAATTCGTTGAGCTTCAAAAACAGAATTTAAAGAATACGTTAAAAATTCTTTTAATAGCCTTGCTTCATTAAAATAAAAACCAATTAAATATGATTGTTTATTTTCTACATTTTGCTTATCTTCTTTATTTACGCTATATGAAAAACCAACTTGTTTTTCATCTCTAATATAGGGAGCTAGTTTAATTTTTGTAATTTGTTTTTCAGAAGTATGATAAGCTGAAAATTCCGTGTTTCTTTCTAGAGCGTCAAGAAGTCCAGCTGCTTCTGTGAGTGAAAACTTAACTTTAACACTTTTATTGGGATTATTTTGATTCTCGGAAAAAGACCCAATCTTTTTAGCATCATTCCAAGAGCTTTGCTTGATTAATGATCCCCATACTGAATTATCTTTGGCATTTACGCTGAAACTACAAGCTGTGCCTGTATTCTTGCTATTTGGTTTATAAAATGATATCATATTACTTTATGTTACTATATATATTTAGAAATGTCAATTATTTTTATCTGTCTTTTTTAAGTCATTTAATTTCATATAAATTTGATGATCTTGAATAGCTATTAAGTCTCCAAATATACAATCATCTCTCTTTGAACCCTTTACAATGACAATGTTTCCTTCTTCAAAAGCTTTGTTATTTAATAATTTATTATTTTCAATATTATCATTAAATATTAGTACGCTAATTGAGCTAGTTTCATCTGATATTTTTAGCCTTACATATCTAGTTTTCTTTTCATTTTTAGATACGCCTGTATATACTTCTTCTACTTGACCAACAAATGCAATTTTACTATTAACTGGTTCGTCTATAATATCACTAACATATTTAAGGTTTTCTCTTTTCTCTGCGAAGATGTCTCTTAAATTTTTGTTATATGTATATCCCAGTAGCTTCTTTTCATAATACCAATTAGCAAAGCTTTCACTTTTACTATTCTGATTATAGATTTCAAGATATGGCGCATATTTTGCTTTAATAGTATTTAATCTATTATCTTTAATAACTAAATAATTCTTTTCATCAGTAAATTTATTAAGATGCTTAATAATTTTAATTAAATCATAATCAAACTTATCTGCAAATGAAATTGAATACTTTTTCTCTTTAGATGTTAAAATATTCCATAATTGAGCTTCAAGTACAATTTTACTTCTAGATTGATTAAAACCACTCAATGCTCCAGCCTGAATCAAGGATGATAATACTCCAATATTAAGATTAGCTTCTTCTGCCGCTTGGAAAATTTCAAACTTATTAGAATACTTATTTCTGAAACTGTTTAGTTTTTCAATAGATTTATCACTAATTCCCTTGATAGATAATAAGCCAAATCTAATATCTTTATCTTCTATTGAGAAATCCATTTCTGATTTGATAATGTGTGGAGGAAGGAGTTTGATATCAAATTCATGCATTTCTTTTTGAATCTTAGAAATTTCACCAATTGGATCTGGTTCGTTTCTGCTCATTTTTAATAACGATAAAAAGAATTGTTGAGGATGATTGAATTTCAAATAAATTGTAACTGCTGCTAAAGCTGCATAAGCCAATGAGTGACTTTTATTAAAGGAATAATTCGCGGAATCTTCAAGAATTTTCCACAAAATCTCTCCCACTTCTTTGGGTATTTTATTTTCTTTAATTTTTGATTCGATCTTCTTTTTCCAAGCTTTAATTTCCTCGGTTTTCTTTTTACCAACTATTCTTCTTAAGATTTCTGCTTCGTCCAAAGTAAATCCAATCTTATTGGCCATCTTCATTAATTGCTCTTGATATAATGCTACTCCACCAGTTTGCTTTAAAATATCATCAAAAAATGGATGAATACTTTCTGATTGTTGATAATTTGTATGAGCAGCATATTTATCTACGAATTGTAATGCTCCAGGTCTCGCTAGAGCCAAGACCCCGCTGAGTTCTTCAAGATTCTTTGGTTTTACTTTTTGGCAAACTCTAAAATTAGTTTCCGCTTCGATTTGAAAAAGTCCATGAGGGGATTTTAGGTCTTGTAGATTTCTATAAATAGATTCATGATTTAAATCAATATCTTCGACTTTAATACCAATGTTTTTACAAACGTCATCCACAACTGAAACGCTTCTTAATCCCAAAATATCGAGTTTAATATTAAATAAACTAACCCAATTCATATCAAAACTTGAAACTGGTTCTTTATCAGAAGAAAATTCTGTTGGACATACTGTTTCTAAATCATAGTAAGAAAGAAGAACTCCAGATGGATGAACTCCCTTGTTTTTGATAAGATCTCTTAGCTTTAAGGCGATTTGAAATGTTTCTTTATTTTCATCACACCAATCTTTAAATTTTTCTACTTCTTCATATGCGGTATTAATATCTTTAACTTGACCATAAACTTTCGGAATCAATGAAGAGATATTCGTCATTTCTTCTTCTGTCTTTTCTCCAACGATTTTACCACATTCTTTAATTAAGAGCTTTCCACTCAAAGTGTTAAGGGTCAAGATTTTGCTAGTTTTGCCTTTAAACTTAGATTCCAAATACTGTAATACTTTTTGGCGATTATAATAACAAATATCCAAATCAACATCACACATCAAACTACCATCAAGATATGTTATCCCGTCAATAACCTGCTTTTTAGCTCGAATCTTGGATATAAATCTTTCGAAATAAAGATCATATTTAACTGGATCAATTCTAGTTACGCCGATTAGATAAAGAATAAGTGAACCAGCAGCTGAACCTCTACCTAATCCAACTGGTATACTGTTTGTTTTACAAAAATTAATAACATCCCATACTAGTAAAATATAATCCGTAAATCCTAATTCTTTTAATGTTTCTAGTTCGTGTTTTGCTCTGTCGATATATTTCTTATAATCTTTATTGTCTTTTTCTATCTTTAAGTCCTTAAAACCATTTAAAGCTAATGCTCTGAGAAAATCATAATTAGAAACATCTTCGCTAATATTAAGATGTCTTTTTAAAGATGAATCAATATTAAATTCTGGAAGCCTAACTCCATGCAATCCAAGATCAGTAGTAGTGAATTTACTATATAAAGCTTCGTCTTTTAGGATATTATTCATCGTCTTCATCTTCTTTATCAATGTTATCTATTTCTTTATTAAAGGCGTCTAATCCAGTTGCTAATATTTTCATAGATGCTTTATCCTTTAAATTAAAGAATACGTCTGCTTTGCCTTGTTTCTTACCTTTTTGGACAGTAATAAGTAAATACTCTATTGCACCATCTTCTAATTTTTGGATTATATCATAAATATCGTCTAGTGATGCCATGTTATACCTCTAATTGCCATTTCAATTTATTCCATACTTTTAAATTCAAGTCAAGATCATTAATGGCATCATGAAGTTTTTCGTAATCATGCTCTATTCCATTTTCTTTTCCTAGGAAAGTCAAAGAGCTTTTAACATTCTTTTTCCTAGTATGAAGAATTTTATATTGATATTCAGTTAAATTATCTTTTGAATTGTAAGGCGTTTCATATTTTATACCTCTTGCTATTGCATTTGTATCAATAAATTTGCTCACAAGATGATCCCAATTACAACCCATATATTTATAATACTCTTTTATAAGATAAATGTCAAACCCAAGGGTATTATGGCCAATAATATAATCTGCGTTATCTAGCCAATCTTTAATAGTTGCAAATACTTCTTTTGGATCGTGTCCCTCTTTTTGAACTTTCTTATGATCATATCTTGTAATTCTGGCTGCGTCTTGACTGATTTTTAAATCTGTTTGCCATTTTAAATAGAAATTCTTTTGATCTATCTTTTTATCTCCTTGGACTTTTAGCATGGCTATTTGCCATGGAATATTATGACAAAAATTAAGACAAAGGTTAAATGTCTCACAATCTATGAATACCAAAGTTTTATTTTTATTATATCTTAGAAGATGTTCGTCCATAGCTTTATACTTCTATTATAAATGATTTTTGATATGAGTCCATCTTATTTTTCTTATATAAATCATTAGGAATTTGCATGTTTCTTATTTCATAATGCCATTCTAAATGCCTTAGTCTATTTTGATAAAACCATTTGTTATTATCTTTTGTTAAATTATAAAGATAAAAATTCATTAAATCTTCAGAAAATGCTACTATAATAGATGGCGCACCACAACATCCTGTTATATATATACTATATTTTTTCTGCGCCTCTTTTCTATATCTTCTGATAATTGCTTTAAAATAATTATCGCGAGGCTGAAACTTATGATGACCAATTCGTGTTAATTCTAATCCAGCTACCATTTTAGGTAAACCGTTTTCTAAATTAATCATGCAAGCTAAATCTAAATCAATACAATAAAGTTTATCTTGAGCATAAATCATATTTCTATAGCCCAAAGATCTATCTTCATTATCTTCCCTTTGCCTAATCTTTTGATTGTATTCTCCTACGATCTTTTGTGGGTCTTTAGTGATCATTTTTTATCTTTCCAGCTTTCAAAACAAAATTCATTACTGCTCATATGTTCAAGATCTGGTTTATTTAAAACAGTTCTTTTATTAATACATCTAAAGGTCAAATATGTTTTAAAGTCTTTTCTATCAGTATAGTAAATACTTTTTGCATTAAAAACTTCTAGTTTATTCTTTTCTGCAAATGATAGCATTTTATCTTTAATAAGAAAATCAAAAGGTAATTCGTTCTGTTCAATAAATACTACTGGCTTAGTAAAGTCTATTTGGGGAACACATATGCTATTTTTTAGAGTATTATTAAATATGAAAGAATCGTAGAATGGAATACCCATGATTAGATCATCTGACCAGTTATTCTTTATTGTTGTATAATCTAATCTAGGTTCATAATAAAAACCATCTTTTGCGCCAATACTAAATAGTTTAGTTAAAGATTCATAGCCTTTTTTATTTTTAAAGAAAAGTATCAGTTTTGAGTTTTTAACTCTTGATTCATCAGTTTTATCAGCCATTGACTCTGTAACCGAAATTCTTAATCCATAATTCAATTTAATATCATTGTTCTTGCAATTTGTATAAGCTTCAAGAAATGATGACATATTATCTTCTACTAGGAATATCTCTTTTAATTTATTTTGTTTAGCTATTTGAATAATAGAGTCTGGATACTCATCTCTTTCAGACTTATCCTCTAAAGTAAGAATAGACCTTCCTAAAGAATAATGAGATTTAAATAAAGGTATCATTTTTACCAATATAACAGGAATTTATAAATATATCAATCTAAAAATTCGTCTTTTGGGTCGTCAAGAAACTCGTTTTTATCAGAACTAGTTTGAAATTTTGGACATCCTTCATATGTTCGAGTTTCTACTTTAAATCCTTCTATATCTTTAAAATTATCTTCTAGACTAGTTTCTATTACTTCGCCTTTATCATTTACTTTAACATAATATTTATATGGATCTTTATACGGACACTTCCATCCACCAACTTGACACATCCATTTATTCTTAGCGCTATCTATAGCAAAGTTTGATCTCGCAGATTCCTCATCAAATTTGTTAACATAATCATTAATATGTTCAAGATAATGCTCAAATCCCTTAATTTGATTATCATCAAACACCAATTCTTGAATTGGTTGCTTAGGAAACCTAAGAAATAAGAACTTAACTATTGGTTTCAATTTTGGCCACAATTTCTTGCTTGCTAGACTATACATCATAGCTTGAATATTAGCTTCAAGGTCATCACCCCTAAACTTGTATTTGGAGCTTTTATAGTCGATTATATGCATTTCTTTTTTGATTTTAATAGGCTTATCTATAAAACCACGAATATGATATTTTGGTTCATCATTTTGAATATTAAAATCATACTCTGGCTTAACTATTTCACCACCTTCTCCAAAGAAGTCATTTTTAAGACCGACTAAAATCATATCATTTAATAGTTTATAATTACTTTCCTCTAGTTTAACTTTTAATGATAATTTTTTAACTAATCTATTTATTCCTTCGTCTCCATCAATAGCATTCTTTTTTATTATTCTTTTATAATTTTTGCGATGTCTTTTATTTAAAAGCAATTCAAAAATTGTATGACAAATTGTTCCCCTTAAAGCTCCGTCATTTTGACTTTGAGGAACTTTAGTATGATAGTTATTCCAGTAAACCCAAGAGCAGGTTTCAAGAGTTTTAATTCTAGATGCTGATAATACTTTTAAAGATTGTTTTTCCATTGAGCTATTTCTTCTTTTCTCATTTCGCCAAAATCTTTTTTAGGTGGTAGAGCTATTTTTAATTGACTTTTATCAAAGTATCTACTTAATCTGCTTTGGGTTTTTTCTGCTGCGATATTTCCAGCGTTATTTTTATTAGAATCATTATTTAAACTGATATAAATCTTTTTTGGATCAAGTTTTAAACAGTAATTTAAAATCGCTAAACTTAAAGTAGTTCCAAATGTAACAAGAGTATTCTTGACTCCAGCCTGCCATAAACTCAACATATCTCCAATACTTTCAACCAAGACTATTTCTTTTTGTTGCTGTATGATTTCTGAGTTAATAAATAATGGATAAACAAACTCTGTTTTTTCACCAATATGCTTCCACTTTATTTTAGATAAATTAGTAATATCTCTTCCAGAAAATCCTATAATATTATTCTTGGCGTTAAAAATAGGAAACACATACCTATTCTTCATCTTTCCCATTTTTGCAACTCCACCTTTAAATATTTTTAATGTTTCAAAGTCTACTCCTCTTTTGAGCCAATAGTTTTGATTGTCTTCTAATCTAGAAAGAATTTCTGTATCAAATTTTTTAGAAGATTTTATAAGTGGTTTTTGAGGTTCTGTTGGATTCTTAAATGCAAAGTTTTTGTTTTTAAGCCATTCTTGAGCTTCACTTGGATTTTCTAATTTTAATGTTAGTTTAACTAATGAGTTTATATCTCCGCTTATATTCTGTTTGAAATCTACCCATTTACCAGTATCTTTGTAGATTCTTAATACAGAATCATTATCGCTATCCCTATATAAAGGTTTAGCTCTAAATTCTTTTCCACAATCTTTTAATTGGTAACCAAGATCTGTTAAGATTTGATACACGTTTAACTCTTCCATTCTAAAGCCTCGCTTATTGTAGGAAATTCTTTAATAAAAATCTTCTTGCACCTTTCTGCAATCGCTCTATGTTCTTTTTGAGTATTCTGTTCTGTTCTCAATTCTATATAATGAATCCAACTTCTTAATGAACCTTTCATGTACATTGTAGTTTGAGTTGTTAAAGGCAGTATCATTCTCGCTACTTCTTTTGCGACTCCATTTTCAATCATTGTATCGTAACAATGTTGAGAAAGAGATAGGGATTCTATTAGAAGCTCATTAACTTTATCATATGCATCGGTATTTGTTTTCATAAGAATTTCACCTACTTGCCTATTCTTATCTCCTTGTAGTCTAAGTTCTATATCTTCAAACTCATTTGCAACACTATATCTTTGACTAAACTCTTGAAAACTAAATGATCTGTGTCTAAGAATTTGAGCTGCAATTCCTCTGCTAGTTTTAATTTCAACACACATATCAACTAGTTCGAATGGGCTCCAATGCTTATGTTTAATTAAGAATTTTAATAGTTTTGGAGCAGTTTCAGCGTTCATCTGATTCGATGGATTGCTAACTCTTGCACAAAATGCCACCAAGTCTTCTGGATTTTTAATTCCTTTTATTTCTGGTTTTGTAATTGATACTAAATCTACGTTCATAATAGTTCTCCGTCATTTGCATTTGCATCATTAAGTTCGTATTGTTCTCTTTGACGCTCTGCTACGTCTGCGAGTGATCCTCTTTCTTCGATATTAAAATTTTGAACATTATAATTTAAATAATTTTGTGACCAAATTTCTTTGCCAGTACAATCTAGTCTTCTAACCAAATCTTGGTGACCAGCTGCATCTTTTCCTTGGAATCTAGTTTTGGTTGGGATCAATTTATGAGTTCCAAATGCTTGACCATCGAGAGTAATCTCGTCTAGAGTTTTTCTTCTAAAGATTGCTACAAATGACGCAAACCATTGTAATCTATCTGAAAGTGAAATTACAGAACTATCATCAACAACTTCTGAACCTTTTCTATTGAAACTTTCGCCAGTTCTATTTAACTGCATAGCAGTAATAATTGGGCAATGAATTTCTTCTGAAATCCTTTTGAGTTTATCGATCTTATCTCCAATCGCTTGATGTTCAGCCCAATTTTGGCCTACTTTTTCTCCAGTTAGTTTAATATAATCATAAGCTATCATAGCTTGGTTTCCTCTTCCAACTTTAGAAAGATACCATCTGCGAATTATAGAACATACTTGATCAATATTTTTATTTCCTACATGATAATGAAAGTATTCATATTTCTTAACTTTATCCCAAGCTTCTCTCACCTTCTTGGTCATCTCCTCATTTTTACGCCAATTACCAGTTTCAAGATACCAAACTGGAACACCACTCAAAGATGCAACCATTCTTAATTGAATATCTACGGTTTGCATTTCTGTATCAAGAATAAGAGTTTTAGTTTTATTCTTTGGATTGATAGAAGTTTTAAAGCAGATATCATTTAGCCAAGTAGATTTTCCTTGACCTGGTCTACTTGCAATTGCATAAATGTTGCCATTCTTTAAGCCACCATACATTCTATTAAATTCAGAGTATGGAGTTATAAGTCCAGTATCTTCTTTTGGACTATTGCCAATTTCTTCTATAAGATCTTCGACTCCTTCAAAAATATTAATTGGCATGTCATTTTCTGAATAAGAAGAAACCTTTTTATTATAAATTTGATCTATTTTAGTGATAATAGAATCAAGGGATTCGTCCGAATTTTTTGTTACATATTCTTTAAGCTTATCTGCTGTGGAAGAAATCTCTCTTCTAACTCGTAGCTTAATAAGCTCTTTGCATGCTTCCATAGTAGCTTCTTGAGTTATTTGTGAGAAACTTAAATTATCAATATAATCGAAAATATTGATTTCATCTTTAAATGATATCCCAAGATTCTTAATCTTTTCGGCTAATAGAACTTTATCTACATTTTCGCCTTTATGCTTAATATTCTTGAATATTGAATAAATAGTACAATGAACATCATTATAGAAGTCGTTCTCTGTTAAAAATACATCAATATCTGCGAATAAATCTTGATGCTTTAATAGACCGCTTAAAACATGTCTTTCTACTTGTAAAGAATAAATCATCCTTTATATATGATACCAAACTAGAAATTAAAAGTCAAGTTTTAATCTTCCTCCGAATCTTCTTCATCTTTTCTGGCAATTAAATCAGTTGTAGCCTCTAAATTGAGTTGATCTATACTTTGGCTCCATGTGTTCAAATAATATAAAAGAGCCATTGCATTTATTTGATTATCAAATTTTGTATATACTTGCGGTTCACCCTTGCTTGAAAAATTAAAAAGTACATACCCTCCAAAACTGCATTCATCAATTTGTTTTAAAAGTGAATCTGGTATTTTAAATTTTTTCTTATTTGTCACTACAAAATTTTACACTTAAATAATTAATATTCCGCACTTTTCTTCTATATATTGTGGTGATAAATTTTTTAAATCATTTTCATAGAGTTCTAGAAATTTAAATCCATTAGTTTCTAACCATTTTTCTTTTTTAACATCTCTTTTTATGCTTTGAAGGTATTTTAATCTAGAATTATCATGAAAGAACTTATTAAAGCTCTCATGTTGATTACCTTGTATTTCTACGGCTATCTTTTTTGTTGCATTTAATAAATCTACTTTAAGCATACTTCCGTAAACTGGGAATTCTTCATATACAATATGATTTTTCCAGTAAGGATAGAAGAATTGCTTGAATTTAAATTGCAATTTGCTTCTACATTTTCCATCCCAATTTATTTCATAGTTTCTTACATTTTTATTAACGAGCTTGCCGTTAATATTAAGTAATCTCATAATGCAAGAGTATTGATGAATTTATTATAGAAATATTCTACGATTGGTTTATTTTCTTCGAGATAAGATCTTAGATTATCTATTCCTTGATGTTGCTTCTTAAGCTCTAGATTTACTTTTTTAAGTTCTTCAATAATTTCATCAGAAAAAGTAACCCATGCTCCTTTTGCTATTGCAAATTCCCAAGATAAGATTTGATCAATAATTTCATATTCCCTCCAAACAGAAGAACCGTCTTTGCGACCATATTTGATTGGATATTGAATCTTAGAATTTGTAGATTCATTTGTGGATTTTTTAATAACAATCTTAACGTTATGTCCAATAATTTTATTTTTAACTGGATCATATTTTTCATTTGGTTTTTCAAGAATAAGATCTTTATTAAATTTTGGTTCAAATTCAAGAATCCAATTAGCAAAATGTAACAGTGCATTTCCACCAGTCGCAGTAGTTTGACGAATATCTTTATTCGCTGCGTAAGGATCGAGTTTAATATCAGATCTGACTTGACTAATAAAGATTGCCATATGACCGCGCTTGGAAAGCGCAAGAGAAATCTTCTTCATCAACATAGAAGAGATAACTGCTCCTCCTGCGACTTTGGTTGCTTCAGTCATGCTCTTTTGAGAATCGCCTTTGGTCATCAATCCGTCAACCGAATCAAGAATAAAGATATACCTTTTATTTTCATCATTAGACTGAATGAGGTCTTTCATCAATTCTGAAACAGTTTCAAAAATATTGCATTCAAATACAAAGCAAGTTCCATCAACCCATTCTTTAGGGTCAGTTACAAACTTAATTCCAGAACGTTCCTTGATTTCCTTGCTTAATCTTCCTTCTGCTTTAAAAAGTAAAGCTCTAGAATTTTCTACTGATTTAAGGAAATTCTTTGTTACTTCGAGTGCTTCTGAAGTTTTTCCGCCTTCATTCATACCAATGAACCTATGCAAACCTGGACATAGACCACCGCTTGTAGCGATATCCAGGTTTAAACTACCAGTTGATACTTTATAATAAATCTCATCTTCAAAATTATAATGATCTTCTTTATTATCTTTTAAAAATGATAAGAGTCTATCTGATGCACTTGGACCAGATGATTCAATAATTTCTTCTTTAGGTTTTCTTCCCATATCTTATAAATTCTAGCAGGGTTTTAGGCTTTTGGCAAATCTTTTTATCATTTTGCACTTTATTTTCTTCTAGTTTGATTGTTTTTGTATTTAAATTCAAGTTAAAGCTTTCATATTCTTTTAATATAAAAGCTTTTCCTTCTGGTTTGAGAAACCAAGCTAACGATGGAGGTGGACTCCCTAGCTCTTTAAGATTATCCCAAAAATCAAAAGAATTAAATTTTTTAACTAGTCTTTGAGCGATTTTAATCTCTCTTGGCCAATTAATATTTCCTTTAACAAATTTTTTAACTACGAATTGACAAAGTTTATGGTTTACTGTTTTCAATATCCCAGTTTACCATCTTTTGTATTAAATTGTCAAATGAAATTTTTGGTTTCCAGTTTAGTTCTTGTCGAGCTTTGTTGGAGTCTCCAAGTAAAAGCTCTACTTCTGCTGGTCTATAGAATTTTGAATTAATTTGAATTAATACTTTTTTATCTTTGCTTATAAACATAACATGCTCACCTTCTCCAAGCCATTCTCCTTGTATTCCTGCATATTTAAATGCTTTCTCTGCAAATTCTTTAATTGTATGAGTTTCATTGGAAGAAAATATATACTCTTTAGGTTCTCCAGAATAATTTGAATTATATTTATCTTGATTCAACATCATCCAAACCCCTTCAACAAAATCTTCTGCATCGCTCCAATCTCTTTTTGCTTCAATATTTCCTAATTCAAGTGGTTGAAAGTCTTCATTATTTTTAATAGCATTATAAATACGAGCTACATTTTTACTAATCTTTCTTGTAACAAATTCTTCACCTCTTCTTGTTCCTTCGTGATTGAATAACCAACCTTGAATGGCGTATATTCCATAAGACTCTCTATAAACTTTTACTAATTGTCTAGAAGCCGCTTTGCTTGCCCCATATGGACTTCTTGGTTTCAATGGGTGATTTTCGTCTTGTGGAGAATACTGTACGTTTCCAAATTCTTCACTAGAGCCAGCTTGATATAATCTACAAGATGGTTTGTATAATCTAATTGCTTCAAGAATATCCAAAACAGCAGTTGAGTTAGTATGCCAAGTTTGTCTGGAAAAATCCCAACTACTTGCAACGAAACTTTGTGCTGCAAAATTAATAAAATAATCTGGTTGTAATTTCTCTACTGTTCTGGCGATAGCATGAGAGTCAGTTAAGTCAAAATTAATAAGATAAAATCTATCTGATTTAATGTGTCTAATATTCTCATGATTATAAACGCTAAGTCTTCTTACTCCTCCAAAAATAATATAATCTGTATTTTTCAATAAAAAATCTACCATATGGCTTCCGTCTTG